TTATTTTTCCCTTTCAGATGCCCAATGAAATTCAACAGTCAAATGCGACAAATTCATAGCTTCAATCTTATTTAACAGATCATCATTGCCTACTTCTGACCTAACTAACTCACGTTCTTCCCCATCTTCTTCCACCAACATAGCAACCAACTTGCTCCCATCATGATTTTCATAAACATTAATTTTCATCGTATATACTCCTCTAACTATCATTTTTTTATTACACATTTTCAGCCAAAGCCCATTTTGCAAATGTGCTGACTTCACATACTTTTGGCTTTCCTTGCTTCCCTTTACGATCAATAGGTATATACTCAATATCACCTAAGTAACCTTGAGAATCAGCTCCAGTGATTTTACAACGTGTCACTTTCCTCATCAGCCCACTCTTGCCCACATAAGTCTTACCCACACTAATATTTGCGTGGTTCATGTCATCCACCTCTTATAAATACTTGCCCCAACGACTTTGTTTAGGAGCTGTTATTTTGCTTTCAAATTGATTACGTGGTTCTGGCGGCTTATCTGCCCCGATCTTTTTAAGGTGAGCGTCAATCTTTTCCTTAGGCCATTTTTCTGTCTTTACACTGTTATCATGCAACATCACCACTCCAATTCCATAGACCTTGCTGTCCTTTTGCTACGATCGGAGTAGCAAGCAGTCTGACGTTATCAGTTTCCCATGCAAATCTACCATCGCTATAGTCGCCAAAGTGATATTCAGAAGGCTTCATACCACCCCATATATTAGATATGCCTGTATCATGGCTTGTTTTTTTAACCAGCCCATCAGGACCATATGGGCGACTTATACTCCACACATCTTTAAGTGTAGCTATTGCAAGCACTGCGCCAGTCGGTAGGTTATCAACCGTATACCCATGACGCGCCAAAGCTGCTTTAATTTCAGGTTCTTCACAGGCATTCTTATCAATCTTTTGACCTGCATGGATTGCAATTTGACCACGGTACTTAGTAGACCAACCGCGTGTTTCAAAACGTTTCTCTCCAACAGCTTTTAGAGTAGCCCAGGGTTGATGAATGGTTATTGCTTTCATGAGCATTGAGTTTCACCGCCTTTTGGGGAAAGTGCCTTTTGTGCAATGCTCTTCATCGTTATTGCAGTACTCCCAATAATGTCCATACCAGCTATGCTTTCCAAGGCTTCACGCAAGCGCCCAATTTCAGCATCCTTTTCAGCCATCGATGCAGAACCAACAATTTTCAATTCACGAGGACCATTCCCTTTCTTGATAAACCCTTTACTAACCAACATTTCTAACAAATTAAATGCCGTTGATGTTGACTGATAATTCATATGATCTTTGATTTCTCTGATCGTTGGAGGATAGTTATTTTTAGATACAAATGATTGTATAAATTCCAATGCCTCTGCCTGACGCCGAGATAATGGTTTAGCTGCCATTTACTTATTCCTCCCTAGTATCGTTTAATTTCCACTGATGCAACTTATCGAAAATCTCTAGTAGTTTTGAGTATTCATCAGCGAGAGCATTCTTTAATTGATTGTAAATATCACGATAGTCAATGACATTCTTAAATTCTAAATCTTCCATTCAAATGTGATGCTTTCCACTAATTTTTGTTTTGCCTCTTCTATGACATCCAACGGTAAGGATACTTGTTCTTTACTCAGGTATCCACGTCCAAAATTATTACGTATGGAACCTTCATACACCTTAGTAGGCTTAAACTTATGTCGCTTGCTTTCCCTTTCCAACAATTCATACTTGACTAGAAAAAATGTTATTCCCCCACTTAAAAAATCAACTCTTGAATGAAACGTCCATTCTTCTTTAGTCAGATTTTCTGGTTTAATGCGAGTGATTTTCATTACTTTTTCATCCCTCCTAAATATCCATAGTCATTTGCCCCACCTTGTTAGCCGCTATTGGATTGATCCAAAGAACTTCAGTCCGAATTCTCCCCATTTCTGCTAGGGCTTGTCTTTCTTCTCTGTGCCAATGTTTCAACCGATCATTATATAATTGGTGGTCATATCCAGAAAGTAATACTGGCCCTGGATGTGCATTTAGCACTTCTAATAATTCAATATGATCTTGATCATTCATTTCGTTTCGATATAATCGTTTACTTCGTGTAGCAAGTAAATATGGCGGATCAGCATAAATTAAGACACTAGGAGTTTTGTATCGTTCAATTAGCTGCAGAGCTGGTTGGTGTTCAATTTGCACATTTTTCAATCGGTTCGTCACTTGCATAATTCGTTCAGGAACTTTACTCCACTGTTCAGGCATTCTGTTATTCGGTGCCTTAATTACATCAATATTATGTTTCCATCCTGTTCTATCTGATGTTTTACCACCTCTAGCCATCCAACACCTAACCAGAAATAACCTAGCTCTCTCCAACTCATTTGACACATCTTTTGCTCCATAAGATGATAAATATTCTTCCCTGGAGTATGGAGTCCATTGAATTAAATGAGCCAATTCTTCTGGATACTTCCGAATAATTCGGAATAAATTAACCACATCCCCATCAATATCATTGATAGTTTCAAGTTTGGATGCTTGCTTATTAAAAAAACTGCTCCGGATCCAAAGAATGGCTCTAAATAAGTTGTATGAGTTGGCATATGACTAATTATCCAATCAGCCAAGGACCACTTACTGCCCGGGTAGTGTAGTATTCTTGATACCTTCATACTACTCACATCCCTGTTTAAGTTGTTTCATTTCATCGGTCAATCGCATAAAAAATTCTTTATCCTTGTTATCCAGTGCCTCATCTATCTCAATTTCGATAGCTTTGAGTCTATTTTCCCGAAGTGCTTGATCCAGTGCTATCTCAACAGCAATACTAAGCAAAGCTGCATAGCCATCTATTTTATTTGTCATTTAACAACTTCCTTTAATCTCCGACGTTTAAAATCAAATCCCATGCGTTCTAATTTGCCTCTGACCCCTAAAGCACTCTTACCTAATGCTTGTCCAATGGATTCATAGCTATAACCTTGTTCAGCCATCAAAAGTAGTTGCTGAGTTTCCTCTTTGGTGTACTTGATATGATTGTTCAATCTAGTTGGGCGAAGCCTCAATTCAAGATCATGAATACGACGTTTTATAGAAGCTTCTGAACGATTCAACAGGTTGGCCAACTCTGGATAAGTAATGTCCATTTGTAATAACTGAGATAAACGCTGATCTTCAGTAGGGGTCCAATGAACAGATTGCTGCGTTTTCTGCGATCTTAGCTGATCCGCTTTCCTTTTGATCTTCACCCACTCAGGTTCTTCACCTAAAATTCCCCACTCCATTTTTGTAAAGTTAAACAATTCTTTATGTTCTTCAGCCCATTTCCAAAATGCTTCATATTCAATCACTAAAACTCTAGATTCTTGGCAGAATAATTTCTTTCTTACAGGTAATCCATATCGAACAATCCAATTTTTAACTACGACATACTCTCGTCCAATTGCCTTCGCTAATTGATTAACAGTGATGCCATCAAAATTCTTTCTTGCATCAGTTAGACCAATTCGTTGTGCTTTACTTCTTACTGCGGTAACACTCTTTCCAAGGTTAAGAGCAATGCTTTTAATACTTATAGCCCCCCATTTATCCTGAAGATAATCCAGTTCCTCATTAGTCCAATTCGGCATTTTACCCATGAGTCAACCTCCATTTTAAGATCGTATGTTCGGTTAAAGGGGCGAGAACGCCCCTTACAGATCAACTACCTGGTGTTATGCTACGCCTGCACCTTGCATTAAATCCTTCACTTTATTTTTATATTTACTGTATTTAGTACTTAGTTGACTACTTGGAATACCTAATTCTTTTGCTAGTTTTAACCACGTTGCACCGTTACGACGTTTTTCAACAAGCTGAGGAAAGTCTAATTCAATGTCTGGAAAGATAGGTTTTTGTTGAAGTATATATTCTTCAATTTGTTCCTTCGTAATTTCCCCAGTAGTTTCTTGATGGACTTCACTTTCATCCTGCCCTGGTTCAGTCTCCCCTGCAGGCGGCTCTTCATCTTCAGGAGCTGTCACCGAATCACCTTGGCCATCATCAGTAAAGTTCATTTCTGGACCACTACCGTCCTTCATCCATTCAGGAAGATCATCACTTAAATCTTCGTCTCCTTCAGTTGCACCTTCCGCGGTATCTTCACCATCTTGCTGATCGGTAACCTCAGATTGTTCACCTTCGCCAGTTTCTTGACCTTCTGAAGCAATCACTGGCTGTCCATTCTCATCAAATAATTTAGTTTGGTTCTCATCCTCTTCTTTTTCCTCAACCTTGGTTACAACTCCTGAAGCATCTGTAGTCACATAACGACCAGTGAACTTCTGATACATTGCATCTTCTTCTTCATCACTGAAAGCCATTGCCATCTGTGGGTCACCAAGATAAAAATTGATTTTTTCTCCCAAGTTACTCATCAAGAATAAAACATTTTCTTGAAAGGCTTTTGCTGGAACAGTAAATTTAAATTCAATTTCGCCATTATCACCACTATACTTTTTACCTAATGTGCCACTAAATCTAGCAAAGTTCTTTATCATATCATTCACTTTCCCCTCATATTTAATTTAAGATAATTGTTTGATCTTCACTTCAATGCGTGGACGATGGCTATACCACTTTCTAACAAAAGCATCTACCACTTGGCTATCATCTTTCCAAATTATATTTTTAAGTGCATCCTTAACCCCTTTGAGATAATTATCAGCATCAGGTTTGGTTATAGGACGAATCTTACCAGCTTCAGCTAGAGCAGTTTTCTTCTTACTAAAGCTTTTAGGTATAGATTTATAAACATTGACTAATAACCCAACCTCACCCTGTAGAAGAACCTTAGGTGCGTATTCACTGGCAGCCAATTTCACATAATCTTTGTAATCACGAGACTTAGCAGGATCATAGGCTTTAACGAAACCGCCTCTTGTGCTGAACTTTGGTCTTCCTTGAGCTGTTGGCTCTCCGTAGACTGTGAATTGAATCATTACGTTTCATCCCCTTGTGTTTAATCCCAGGTAATACATAAACTTCACCGATCACTCTGCCATTATCGTCTTGTACTATTTCCCAAGGTACATCTTGATAATATGGATCAATCAGCTTTCGCTTCATGTTGTACCTCCAATTCTGGCCAACCATTAGCGATGGTCCCAAACTCAGCAATTCCCTCAAGGAGCTCAGTTTGGTCAATGCCCTGAAATTCTTCCTGCAGCTCTGCCTGGTTAGGAACACGTCCAGTACGAACAAACCGATGTTTCATGTATTCGTAGACTGACCAACGTGTCCAACAACTAATAGATTCACCCATCATGCACCACGCTGAATATATCTCTTTTTAAGCCCGCCCTTGCTAATAAGGGATAATGCAGAAGGTGTATCACTTATTACAAGCCAGTTTTCAGGATCAAGCTTCCAAGCCTTCATTTCGATTTTTTGTTTACGTGTTGGTTTGGTAGGTCGTGTCATTTTCCCCATTAGGTATAGCCTCCTTGTTTAAAACTTTCCATTCTTCAGGCCAAATGTACTTTCCGTCAATCATCTGAACCACTGTCAGGTCATTTTTATCAGTGACTCTAATCTCTTGAAACATCCCTGTACGCCCATGAAGCTTGGTATATCGATAAATATCTTCTGCACCGTTAAGCTCAACCGCTGGTGTGTGCCAACCATCTATTTCTGGAAAACAATATGCGTAAAACTTTTCATTTGTTTCATCCAAGTTATTCCCTCCCTATGCCCATTGGCGTTTTTGAAAATTAGTAACTTTAGTTGGTTTTGGCTGATTTGGTGGCTCAACTTGATTCCGTTCGTAATTTACGAATTTATTAAACTGTTTTAAGAACACCAATTCCACTGTTCCAACAGGCCCATTACGTTGCTTCGCAATGATAATCTCAATGATGTTTTTCTTTTCCGTCTCTTGGTTGTAGTAATCATCTCGATACAAAAATGCAACGATATCCGCATCCTGCTCAATCGATCCAGATTCCCGAAGGTCAGACATCATTGGACGCTTGTCCTGACGTTGTTCTACGCCCCTACTAAGCTGAGAAAGAGCGATGATCGGGACGTCTAATTCTCTTGCCAAATGTTTTAATGTGCGAGAGATTTCAGAAACTTCCTGCTGTCGATTCTCAGAACGCCCTTTTCCAGTGCCGACTATTAGTTGCAAATAATCAATCACGATTAACCCAAGACCTTCTTGCTGTTTCAACCGGCGACATTTTGACCTAATATCGTGCACCGTAATACCTGGAGAGTCATCAATAACGATGTTTGAAGCACCGAGAACCCCAGCAGCATCAGCTAGTTTGTGCCAGTCTTCTTCCCCCATATCACCTACACGAAGCCTTGTAGCTTCAAGATTACCTTCTGCACTCACCATACGAGTAACTAGCTGAGCGGCAGACATTTCAAGGCTGAAAATTGCAACTGGTTCACTAGAACGAATAGCAACATTCTGTGCAACGTTTAGAGCAAATGCTGTCTTACCAACAGAAGGACGAGCGGCAACGATAATCAAATCACTTTTTTGCAATCCTGCTGTGATACCGTCTAAATCGGTGTACCCCGTTCGTAACCCTGTAACTTTGCCAGTTTTAAACGACTCAGACTTTATTTCAGTGGTCTCTATCACCTCAATAACAACGTCCTTGATGCGTTTAAAATCTTGTTTAGGTGCAATTCGGTCAGTCAGGGTTGTAGCTGTAATTTGAGCTTGCGTAGCTAAGGATTGAATATTCTCGCCTGTAGCTGCTGCCTGAATACCAGCCCAATTAGACTTTATATATTCTCTTGCAGAGTATTTTTCCTGAACATTAGCAACATACGTCTCCATATTCTCAGCATGTGGAACTGCATGTGCTAATTGAGCAAGATAACTTACTCCACCTACATCCTCTAGTTCTTCACGATCCTTTAATCTGGATGTTAGAGTTACTAGATCTACTGGTTGTCCTTCTTGAACCAATTCACGTATGCGTTTAAAAATAATTCGTAATCCAGGATGATAAAAGGCTTTTAAATCCAATGTCTCAGCATATTCATATGACTCACTATCAATCAAAACAGCCCCTATGACAGAACACTCTGAAGCAAGATCATTTGGCAACTCAGGTAATATGCTTTCAAGACTTCCCAAGCTTTGCATAGATGCCCTCCTTCCACCCTTTTGGCGGAGGACAAGCATGTTTGGCAGCTTCCTCACGTTCCGCAAAATACCGATCTGTGGCGGTTCTCAGTCTGTCTCGTTCAAGTTGTTCACCCAATCGACCGCGAATTTCGGCAATATTCGGTGGGTACTTGCTTGTCCGAATATGCTGTTCGATATTCTTCATAGCTGCTTCAAAGGGAAAATCTTGAAGAAATTTAACGTGCCGATCGATATTCTCATCACTTTCATCAAAAAAAGGATAGTTATCTTTTATCTCTGCAATGAGTTCAATTACATCCGCTTTGTCCACGTGCGCGTTCCTCCTGTGCTTTTTTACGAAGGTCAGATACTACAGAACGTTTTTGAACAGACTTGTCTGCACCACGATTACGAGGTGGCCCATTGTCTCTGTTAGCATCAAATGCATTATCTTGTTTTGTGGCTTGTTCTAAAGTTCTGACTCCATTTTTAAAATAGGTATCTAGAATACCGGTAATTAGCTTAAAGTTATAACCGGTCTTACTGTTTATAGCTGCTCGTTCAAATGCTCGGATAATCACTGATTCTTCAAAACCATCCTGTTCAATGTAAGCGATAAGTTGCTGACTTTGAAATGGATTGCAATCTAAACCAAAAATACGTTTATGAGCATTGTAAAAGTTTTCTGGAGACTCTTGTGGTTCTGTCGATCCATCTATCAATACTTCTATATCTTTCTTTTCTAGTTCAAGTTCAAGTTCAGAGGGAATCCCCGGGAAATTCTCGGAAACTTCTAATATAGGTTGGGAATCATCTGGTGGATCAGGGAATTTTGACTTTGTTCTTTTATGTAATCCTTGCTGATGCTCGTCAAAATTTACTATTTGAATATAGCGATCTCCTTCTACCTCATACCAGTGAATAAGGTTTCGCTTACTCATATCAGAAAGTGCAGTTTCTACATCCTTTACCGTTTCATCCCCCATTGGTACTACAAGTGCTCTAACTTTGGCTGGTGAGCCTGGCATCCTCCCAAAATCGTCAGTATGAGGAATCATCCAGGTATACAGAAGACGTCCAAAGAGAGATAAGTTATTTACTTTTTCTGATATACTGATGACTTTGCTGACCATTCTTCTTTCAGCCAAGCTAACCAACTCCAATCTTCATTTCATAGACTATTGAAAAGATAAGGATGTCTTTTCTCAAGTATTTCTTCAATATCAGAAACAACAGTTGATGGCTTTCTAACTAAATCAGAACCTGAATAGCGAAGTAGGAAGAAACCTTTTTTAGTAAAGTAGCGATCTCGCTCCTTATCACGTGAGACTTGTCTTTTTGTTTTTTCATGAAAGTCATGACCGTCACATTCAACAACTATCTCAGTTATTTTTCCTCCATGCTTGCAACATAGATGAATGTCTACAATAAATGGACCGAACTTTTGCTGGACATTAAGCTTAATTACTTTTTCAAGCCCAAGCTCATATTTCCAATTAAATAATTCACTGAATGCTATTCTTTCAATAGGAGATTTTATAAACTGTTCAATTAATTGAAACTTTTCATTAAAGTGATTTATTTGGTCTTCAATAACTCTCTTTTTATACTCACCCCAACCATCAGGCATTAACTTCATCCCCTAAACTATTATTTCTTGACCTTAATTATGGTTCCATTGATTCCCTTAGCCTGCATAGCAGTTTGAAGTCCATCTGTCATAGACTCCATCAGCAACCCCATCATTGGCCCATAACCTAGAGCTTTAAAATCAAAACCTGCTAAAGCTCCTAATGTATGTGCTACAGATGTATAAAAATGAATGTGCTGATCTTCTCCGAGCTTTCTGGCTTCCTCATCTTTTTCACTAAGAAAATCTACGATATCTTTTGATCTTTTAATCAACTCTTCATCTGTCATTTGGCTCATATAGCACGCTCCCTCATTGTTTTCTCTTTCCATTCCTTGTCGCCTAAACAGCGACTAGGGATTATTTCAAGGTAACGTCTCCCTTGTACATAGGAGACAAACTTCTTAGTTGATCGTTCATAATACATGCCGTTCAATACCTTAGGTGCTAAGCTAATAGGTTCTTTCTGAGGTAATGAATCATGGACTAATGAAAACAAATCAAGCTGCACAACATCACTCATCCTCTTGGCCCCCTATCATCCCTTAAAAACACAAATGGATATTTAACTCTAACTACAGTCCAGCCAGGATAACCTTTTTCAAAGTAAGCTATTGTCTCTCGCTTAAACTCTTCGGGACTAGGCTGCATCAACTTCCATATTTGAGCACCCATCATACTTTTAAGAAGTGGCTTGTCGTCAATCATCGATCAGCTATATGGACTAGCTTGCCAGTAGTTTCCTGAATCTCAGCTTTGAATCTATCAGCGTCACTATTACCATCTGATAGATGCAACAACCATATTTCCTGAACCTTACTAATGTCATTAGCTTTCAGAAAACCTTTTACATGTTCAAATCCAAAGTGTGAACGAAGTAATCGTTTCTTTTGTCCTGGATGCAAATGCCCTTCAGCAATCCTCTGATTTACGATATCAATTGAATAATTGCACTCCACCATGATGTGAGTCAGCCCTGCAAAACGATACCTGCAATAATAGGTATCAGTTAAAAATACAAGCTTGTCTCCTGCTGTATTAGCTAAGATAAAGCCAAAAGCTTCTTCTGCATCGTGTTCTACTTCGAACGGCTTAACAGTCCACGTGCCAATTACAAACTGCTGATGAGCCTTTATTGGCTTTAAGCGATGCCCTGATAGGTTAAGAGCTTCCGCTGTGCCTTGGCTTGTATAAACATTAATACCTGCCTTCATGATGTCCTTAGCTGCCTTGCTATGATCCTGGTGTTCATGTGTAATTAAGCAACCTTGTATGTCAGACATTCGGAAGTTTAAAGCCTTTTGAATATCCTTGAAGGGAAAGCCTGCCTCTAGTAAAAGAGTGGTATGCCCATCTGTAATTCGATAGGCATTACCTGCGCTGCTAGAACCCAAGCATTTGATGTCGATCATTTAGAAATCAGGCCCTTCTGTACCGTCAGGTGGAAGGTCATCTTCAAAGTTCATTTCTCCTTGATCGGATGGACTTGTTTCGGATGAATCACCTGTTTCACTTGGCTGTTCCGTCTGTCCAGTTGGTGTAATATCAATAATTTCCTTGTTGGCATTATCACCAATTTCTTGTGCAACTTCTGCTTCAGTAAAGTCACTTTCCATTTGCTTCAGACGAAGGTAATCATCATCAATTTTTTGACTATCAATCGTGATGTCACTATGAGCTGCACGATAGACTGTCTTCCAACACATCTTGTCATACCAACCTTCAACTGTCTCAGTGCCATCTTTAACGTTCTTTTTTGCCTGCGGATCCCATACCCACTTATCTTTTTCCCCACCCCAAAATTCAGGTGAAGCATGATCGGGTTTACGTTTCTCAATTTCCTTAACAGTCATCATGACAAGCTTGTTTTTTTCAGGGTTTTTGTTGAATAAGTGGTAGTAAAAACCTCCTAGAATATCTCCCCGATCAAAAGGATTCTTAATTTCAAATTCATAGGTCTCATGAGGATGATTAGCGTCCTTTTTGATAGGAACGAAGAAATCATTGGAGTAAACCAGTTCTACTGTTACATGATCAGGAACCTCTAAACCATATTTCACTGCTTTAAGTTCAATCCCTCGGTACCCTTCGATAAAGCCAATATCATACTTACCAGTGTTGTTATTTTTAAATGGAATTAAGTTAATGTGATTGGGTTGGGAAGGATCAAATCCAATACGTGCATATGCGACTACATCACGAGATAACTTGTCCATATTCACGTTTGCCCAAGTTACAGGTACTGGATCACGATACTTGTCACTTTTCTTTAATCGCTTCTCTTCGGCGGACTTTAAAACAGCATCCAAGGCGATAAAGTAATTCTGTGCAAGACGTTTTTGAAAGTTTGTAAGGGCAACTTCTCCAACACTAGATCCAAATTCCGAAATGACCTTCGACATGAAGCGTTCAGATTGGGTAGGTTCCGTTTTGGTAATAGTTTGCTCCCCTGTTTGGGGAGCTTGTTGTTTTTGAGTAGTCAATTTAGATCGCCTCCTGGATGTCGTTATGCTCTAAGCGGAGTTTCTTGTTTCTTTCTCTCCAAGCAGCTTGTGCTTCCTCATAACCGTCATATTGCTTAGCAAGTTCTTTTTGTACCTCTTTTGGCAAACTGTCGAAGGTTGGTGGAACAATTAATCTAATCATTTGTGAATCTGTATCAATCAGATCAGTGACTGACTCCGCATTGTCAATGAAAATAGGAGCCGAGAATCCGTAATGTCGGCCAAGTGTATTAATGATGTCTAAGCCAACATTTATACGAGCTGCATTATTTAATCCACCGCCATACGGAACACCGTTATACAACGTGTCACATACTTCATCTACGCCACCATTGACTAGATCTTTAAAAAGCCGAAAACGTGCATGTTTGAATTTGGAGTTAATCTTTGAATCCAGGAGTGCAACCTTAGCACGTGTGAATTCTTCTGTGAGGAATAACTCTTCCTGCAATCTTTCATATTCAGCGGCGAGTTTTCTTTCCTCACTTTCCAGTTCATCAATTCGCTTTTCAATCTTGCGGTACTGAGCGAACTTAGCAAGTTCCTCTTCCAAACTTCTAAGTTCTTGTTGAATGCTAGAAATTTCAGTTCGCACTTTCGAACAAGCTTCTTGCTGTGAACTTTGGATTTTTGAAATTGCTTGTCGAGCAGCTTCTTTCCCTGCTATCAATCCTTGATAATCTGGATTACTATCAAGGCTCTGAATTCCTGAACGTAATTCTGTAAGTTCAAATTCAGCAAATGTCAACATTGATTGCATAGAATTAAGTTGTTCTGTGAGTTGTTCAATTTCACCCTGCAAACGAATATTTGCTTGCTCAGCCTGCGTTACTTGTTCCTTGGCTTGTTTTCCCTCATTGCTGATCTGTTCTAATCGATGTGCCTTACCTCGATTAAAATCAGCTAATGCTTTATCATGAGCAGCTTGAATTTGATCTTCAGGTAATCCTTGCCCACAGGTAGGGCAATTCGTATCATGATGGTTTTCAAATACTTGACTATTAGTTTCAGTCCACTTGGTTCTGAGCCTTTCTGCTTCTTGATTACGTGAGTTGATTGTTAGCTCATTTTGTCTTATACGATGTTGATTATCATCAATCTTTCGACGTAAACTATCCACCTGAGCATGTAATTTATTGACTTCATCGCGTTTGATTGCAACCTTATCCAAAGTTTCAGATTGCAATCGATTCTGGAGGTCAAGCAGTTCCGCTTCGATCTCACGAATGCGTTTTTCTTTAACCGCTGTCTCGCCCCCATGTTGGATGCGAGACAATTCGTTTTCCTTCGATTGAATTTGACTACGTAATGTATCAATGTCCTCCTGAAGCATTTCTTCGTCTAACTCTGATATATCAGGTTGATTCCGTTGTGCTTCACTAATTCGTACAGGCAATTCTTGAATTTCTTTATTAATTTCCCGACATTGAGAAGTAACCTTTCTTTTGTGTGACTCAACATCTGTATCGCCTAAAATTGATATCAGCTTATGCAAAGCTGGATTAGAGTGAATGACTTCGGCATCTGTAATGTCACCACAAATTTCTAATAGCACTTTGCGCCGTTCCTCCATCTTCAACTTCTCATTAAAAAATGAAGGTGAAGTCAAAAGTTTGAATAAATCTTCTTTAATAAGTGAATCAATTTCAACTTGGTACTCTTTTTCCTTCACTGGTACACTATCAATGTAAAAATCAGTAGTGTTTCCTGTGAATGAATCAACTACTGAACCACGTTTTTTTGTCCATTTCTCACTGTACACTCGGCGTAATGTTTTTCTGCGTCCATCAATCAGCAAATCCGCTTCAACTTCATGCTTCAGTTTGTGTTGCTTTACATTGCCAGTAATGTCTAATGGTTTGATTTCGAACAGCTTCTCTGAACGGTTTGCACTGTCTTTGCCAAATAGCAACCATACAAAACCATCAAACAAAGTTGTCTTACCAGTACCGTTGTCACCATAAGCATCCGTATTACCGCCATTAGTGTCTAAAGTAAATTCCTTAAATCCTTTAAAATTACGAAGTGTCAGACGCTCTAACACAATTTTTTTCATGCAACGTCCTCCTTCAGCAAAGCTGCTACAGCTTGCAACGCTTTAAATTCATCACGTAAAGCACTAAGACGAACAGCAGCGTTCTTTACATCACGTTCAGCAGCACTCAAACTTTCACGTTCTGTTTGAGTACCTTGTCGCATTTGAGCTGATCTAATTTCAGCATTCTTACCGTCAATCACATTCCCAAACAGTAAGTCATCTTCCTTGCGTTGAAGAACGTCTTTAGCTGATAACAATCCATTATTAGCTAGTAATAAAACACTCTCTGCCGTAGAAATTTCCTTAGGTAGTGCCAGCAATCGGTTAATAATATCTAACTTGGTCATGTGCTTTGTCATGCAATTTCCTCCTTAGTTGATTGTGCAAACTCATCATTTAAAATAGCTTGTTGGTCTGGTGTTTCAGGATAACGAATACCATCCAAATACGTTCGACTTACGTATTCAATTTCTGCTAGTTGCTCATTGGTTAAATGAAGTTGAATGGACTGTCCACCTTGACGAATGTTAAGTACTAGAGGGTTAAAACAAGTTTCAGAATCAATGGAAAACTCAACATTCTCTTCATTAATTAAAAAAGAGTGTGTCCCTCTCATAGACAATCCCCCTTGTGTGCTTCGCCCTCATCTGCTATAGTGAGGGCAAGTAAATTTGTAATACCTATGACCTGTTCCAGCAGGTCATTTTTTATTTTTTCCAAAGGCAAGTTTGAACGCATTCATTCCCATTTTTAAATGGTTTGCCTTCTGTTCATCATTCATTGTGTGTAACGGTGCTGATGAACGTAGCTCATGTTTTTTACAGTGCTGACAGCATGGTTTTCCAAATCTTGTTTCGGTTCCATAGTGTTCTTCACAGTAAAAACACTCTTCAGTTTGTTTAGGCGCTGGACCATCTTCAACAATCGTTATCCAATCCAAAATAACTGGTGCATTTTCTATACTTGCGATCAGTTCACCATTCTCATCCAAAACCTCAAATTCAGAGTGGATGCTGTTTTCAAATTCAGTACCAACTTGCTTAATTTCAATGACCTCACGACCATTAAGTTCAGTACCAATTTCAAAAATACGATTTGGATTACTAATTACAGTTAATCGTTCAATCACTTGCATGTTTTGCCCTCCTTCCTTATAAATTGCGGTTCCCCGCGACCGTCGCCCCAAGGGGCTAGGTTTCGTCCACTCCGTTGTGGACTCATCAGGCGGATAATTAGATAGTGTTCTCTAGTTCTTCAAGAGCCTCTTCAAATTCAGTGAAGGTATCTTTTAGTGTTTCTAATGCTTCTCTTGCATTCTCCAAGGCTTCCATTCGTTCATTGTATTTATCAAGGCGCTCTTGTAACGTGTCGCCTAGTTCCTCCATATCTTCCAAGCGATCAATCTTCTCCTGAAGCTGATCAATAGATTCCTCATATATTTCAAGTTGTTTCTCAATCTCATCTGAGGGAAAGCTATTTTTTAAAGTAGTTGAATCATTCAAAAACTTTCTTGTATCCCTAGTATTCATGGTGTACCTCCAGTTGCTGTTCAATGATATTAAGAGCCACCGCCATTTCTTCAATAGGCAAACACCTTAAACTCGCAACAGCATTATTCCAGTTAACATGAGCGTTATTACTGTTTGCCTGCAAAGTGAGCAATTGTTTGTGATCTTCAGTACCTTCAAATGCAAATTGTAAAAGTGATACCGAGCTTGCTCTGAGGGCTTGTGTCGCATTGACATAAACATTAGCGACTGCTTGTCCAGTTACTCTATTCATGCCCCTGCCCCCTTGCGCTTCTGTGGGTCATGAGCTACAATAGACACCACAAGAGACTTTAAGAGAGTTCTCAAGTTAAGCGTTCGGCGTGCCTGCCGAGCGTTTTTTAATTCTTCAATTTCATTGGTCAAAAACCAATCCCAACAACCATTCTTTTTTTGAGTCAATTCCAAACGACCTCTCATTGCTTCAAGTTCTTCAATTCGCTGTTGTACAATATCCATTTGAATCCCTCATTTCATATATTTTTTAAGCTTCATTTCTTCGCGATGCTCTTTAAACATTTGAGAGAATGAGAAGCCATATTCCCTACATAACACTGTGATGTTATGTAATAGTGCTGTTACTGCTTCAATTTGCTCTACTATGGCTAATTCAATTTCCGCTCTGTCTTCACTATCTAGTTGATCAGGACGTTTTGTAATCGGTGCTCGTTGCAAGGCTTCTTCCGCTTCGTCAATCTCCTCCAGAGTTTTTAATGTAGTTGCTGACTTATGAAGATCAGCTCCATCAAGCCAAGGTATAAACGCACCTCCTGTAACTTCGGCTGCCGCTGCAAGAAATAGTTGTCCATCATCATAATGATTAGCCGCAGCCTGCATTACTGGTGTAGATGCCTTACGAGTACCCTTTACGATTTTTCCTACTAAGGATGGATCAACATGAGCAATGCGTCCAACCTCATTTCGTGTTTGCCCTGTACGTTTTAAGACCGCATCAAGTGCAGTCCCGAATTGTCCAATTGCCAATTTTAGAATCGCTCCTTTGTCCGTTTAGATGGGTTTTATCGGACAGAGGCATAATGTAGTATTGAATTGTAAGTTGTTCCCCTACCGTATCCCCTCATCCGCTGATTGCGAGTACAGCTTCAGCGGATTTCTTCTATTTTCATGAAATCTTAGCCCAAACCGTTTCAGCATTGTCTCGCACCCAATCCGTATGTTCCTCTATCCATATTAGGAGCAAACGTGTTGGAACTCTTGGATGACCAAACTCACGTGTTACTGGAAAATCCTCACGATTTAAAAGCTCACTGGCCTTTGTAGCTCCAATGCCCAACACTTCCATAAGTTGACTCTTGGTTAACAATGGAGGTAAGTTGGCAACAAAGGAATGGCTTTTCAACGAAGCTTCTATTACTTCTTTGATTACTGACTGTAACTGAGAAAAATCCATTTCTACTTTAAAGAGACCTGTATTCACCTAAACAACCTCCTTCGGATTTAACCTCACCAATACTTCTGGCGGAATCTTTTCTCTATAGGCTGCTGCTTTTAACTCCACTGGATCGACCTTAAGAATTTCTGCAAGTGCATCATGTAACTTATCGCCAGCAGGTGGAGTTTTCCCATTTTGTAACCTGCTTAAATATTGTTTGGAAGCACTAGCACCACTGAAAGATATCTTCATTGAAATTTGATCAAGGCTTAAACCAGATTTCTTGATAGCCCTGTTTAAAAATTCTGCATATGTCAACTCATTCACCACCTTCGCAACATTGTAATATCAACTTTTGTAACTTAATAATATCAACAATACATTTTAATGTCAACATAAATATACATAAAATTATCAACATAACTATGTTGATATAATAATGTTAATAATGAGATAATGAAGTAATAGAGGAGGATGAATATATTGAGTTACGCTGAAACACTGAAGAACTATATACAGAGTTCCAGGCTAACGTTGGAAGAGGTTTCTTCTGAATTGGAGAAATTGGGATTGTCTGCAAGTAAGCAGTATTTAAGCAGGTTACAAAACGGGAAAAACCCCCCTGCCTCTGAAGAGCTTAATAGAGCTCTTGCAAAAGTAACAGGTGGGGATGCAGACCAATTAATCTGGGATGGATATATTGAAAAAGCACCTGAAGAAATTAAACCGATCCTAGAACAGGCCTCAACTTTAAATGAAATTTTTGCCTTCTTTGGTTTATTGATTATGTTTATTGAAGAATACCGCACAGAAAATACCATTAATCAGGAGCTTATTGAGAAGATTGAGAAATTTGATCTATTATTTGCTAATGTATATAAATTTAAGTTAACTCCAGAAAAAATTAGATATTATCCAGAGTATGCAGTTGCTTTAATTGCAAGACTAAAAAATCACTTTCTACCATTCACTGACTCCATATCATTTAAAGGTGTAACATTAAACCTTAATGATTATGTAACTCAAGATGGACAACCTATCTTCAAAGAAAATCCTTATCCAAATATAACTAGTGATACAGAAAAATATGCCTTATATCAGATGGTCGAGGAAAAAGATACCTTAATTAATGAAATGCATGACTCTCATTATGAATTAAATAAGAAAATGAAGTTTTTTGAGAAACTTGAGCAAGAACTGGGATTAGACCTTACCGATCCTGAAGTTCAAAAAAAGCTCAAGACTGCTGCTAAAATCATTTTCTCCCAAGAAGATTGATTGAGCTTCAGCAATAAAATGATGCTCATCAAACTCGCTAAGAGGTAAATCAATTAATAAAGTTTTATTTATTACATCTTCAGCTTTATTCATGATGTCACTTCCTATCTTTGAAAAATTAATACAAGGAGCACAGCGATGCGGTATGAACCGGATCGTTGCCTACTCAAATCGCTTTATAAACAAACTGGGATTACCCAAAGGACGGTACACATAATCACTGGCATTCCAGAGAGTCAATTAAGTGATTATGCCAACAACCGTACTATTATGGGCTACTCCACAGCAGTTACCATCGCCAAGGCACTGAAACTAAAAAACAACGAACAATTGTACACTTGGCGAATTGTTGAAGATATATGAGTGGGCATTAGGAGGGCAATCCTCCCGATCTCGGTGATAACTTCAATATTTCTTGAAGTTACTACTTATCGTGTTTGCTACATTTAATATATCACCTCTGTAATGAACAACTTTTTCATAGTCTTATAGTCCTAATTTTAGCAATGTAGTTTTGCAAAGTCTGTCGAATAAAGACGATTTTCATCTGATTTTAGGAGGGCTTAAACCATGTTTAAGGGGTATTGACAAAACTATAATTTTTTGCGTACTCGTACAAAAGTATTATCATTGAAGAAAATTTTGCTACCATGATCGTCTGTTTCGACATCTTTCACCATTGTTTCGTTAACAATTGTCGAACGATCGTAGAGCTTGAAACCATACTTTTCATATGCCTTAGCAATGTCCTTAAGAGTGCTCAAACCTACATATGATCCGCTCTCAGTATGGTATGCAGGACACAATTCTTTGCTTTTAGTTCTCTGCCAAAGATCAATATAGTTTACGTCAAACAGCGAAATTTCGACAAAATCTGCATCTGATCCGTCACGACCATGAATTTTTACACATGGAATTATCATTATGTCTGCTCCTGTTGTTGTTTTTTAATTTGATACTATAGGAGCTTTCCATTTTTATCACTACATAATAATTTACAAATCAAACTCTATAACTTAGCAAATCCCCCAGCCGATGGGGAATAGTATGGAGATAACCATGACAGAACAAATGTGTGAAATTATAGTCTGTACAAAATCAGCATTAGAAAATGGATATTGTGAAGACCATCAAAACTTTGTGCCTGCAAACAGAGATATTGTCCAAGGTGGCAAACATCTTAAATTACTTTTAGAAAGAATAAGTAGATCAGATATCATTGAATATTCTAAGGGTATTAACGGTTTAATTGCTGTTACAAAGTCGATAGTCTATATAGTAAGAGGAACATCATTACAGAGAAAAGTCATAAAAACATATGAACTAAAAAGTATCTCATCTATCGAACTTAAGAAACCTAATATACTTACTAACGGACATTTCCAAATTATAACAAGTGGTAATAGTGACCAAACAAATCGGTATAGCTCAGCTTTTGATTATGCTAAAGATGAAAATACTATAATGTTTAGATCATCAGATTATGATCAGTTTGTAAAAATTGAGAAACTAATTTACAGTTTGAGAGATCAAGAGACTCAAAGCCACAACACTTTGGTAGAGTCAGTTAAAAAAGATGATACTTTTGCAAAAATTGAAAAGCTTGCTCAACTGAGAGATAAACAAATAATTACTAAAGAAGAGTTTGAAAAGAAAAAGATCGAATTATTAGCTGAATTGTAACCTTTTTCATTCAAGCTTCTCCACTTAAATAACAGAAAGTAACCCAGCCGATAGGACACTATATATTTATTATTTTAATAGCCTTCTTAATCATTATACTGGTAATTACGCTATTATTCCCCAAAGGAAAATAAGCAATTTTTATATTAGGAGGTCGCCACTATGGCATCTTACACAAAGATCAAAGCAAACAACAAACAAGGATACAAGTGGATATGTACTATTGAGGGGCCTCCTGACCCCGTTACTGGTAAACGAACACAAATTCCTCGTCGGGGAGATACACAAAAAGAAGCATACGACAAAGCGAAAGAAGAATATAAAAAGCGAAAACAAGGTATTACCTCAAAAAAAATTAAAAAACTGACCTTTAGTGATGTTTGTGATGAATGGTTTGCTACATATAAGCTTAATACTTCAAAAGAAGGTACTATTATTTCTAGAGATACACAATTAAAATTGTTGAAAAAACATTTTAAAGATCAATCAATCGCTAAAATCACTCATTATCAATATCAAAATTATATAAATAGTCTTTTTAAAGAAAACTATGCAAGAAATACTATACTTGGCGTAGATAGTGCCGCTAATCTTATTTTTAAATATGCTATTAAAAATAAATGGATTAATGAGAATCCTAAAACTGGTGTTGTCATCCCTCAAAAAAAAATAACTATTGAAGAATTAGAAAATCAAGACAAGTTGATTGAAGAAAAATATTTAGAAAGATCTGAAATAAAGGAATTTTTAGATGTAGTATCAACTTATGGAAAAGTACAAGAGAGAGAAATTTTTTATTTATTTATTTTTTCAGGATTTAGATCAGGAGAACTTTGCGCTTTAAAATGGGCGGATATTAATTTTGAAGAAAATTCAATAAGAGTCTCAAAAAACTTGGGTGGTAACAATAGAAAGAAATATCGCTTAGATACACCTAAAACAGATAAATCTGCACGAGTTGTTTCTATTGATGACAGTATCATGCATATGCTTTCACAACACCAACTCCAGCAAGCAGAACGAAAAAGCGAAGAAATGAAACTTTATACTGATTATCATAATAAAGACTTTGTATTTCGAAGGTATGATGGTTATCCTTATAATCCTGCTACGATTTATCAGAGAATGCTGAAGCTGTTAAAAAAAACAAATATCAACAAAAAAGCAACCCCACACATTTTTAGACACACACATATAAGTATGCTTGCTGAAGCTGGTGTTGACTTAATTACTATAATGAACAGAGTAGGACATGAAAACGAGAAAACTACTTTAAGTATTTACACTCATGTGACAAAAAAAATGATGCTTAATGCTGACAAAAAAATAAAGATACACTTTGCTGATTTGTTAAACGATGCTATTGCGCAGGATATGTGA